CTATTCCGTAGTTCTCTTTAATATTATCATAACTATCAATTAATGTAGCAATATCTTTTATTGAGCCATTAATTTTATTTTCCATTTGAATAAGATTATGACGCTTCTGTCTTAGCTTTGCTTCACTTACTGCATCGTTAGAACCTTCTAATTCCATAATTTCCATGCGTACTTCAGCATGAGAAACTTGCGCCTCATTCAGTGCGTTTTCTCGCTTTTCTACTTCTGCCGTAATTTGTCGTAACATGCGGTATGGCGAGTGACCATTGAGCATGGTCAGCGTCATCATATTAAGCGTCGTTTGACTGTTATTACGATCAAATGCCCTAGTCGCTTTTGCAATCTCTGGCAATTTCTCTGCAACTTTTGCGGCGGCGACTTGATTGATATTTTTACTTGCCTCTACTGGCAAAGAAAAAGTTATGGGTTTTGTAATTACGTTTGTCAAACTTGACCTCCTATGATGCGTTACCTGAACTTGCAGCAAACTGAAATTTTGAATCGGTTAAATCACCATGATCCGTTGCGTTCGCTGCTGTTTGATATGTAAATTTTTGTATTACATTTTGCACTGCGCTTACATAACCGCCACAAACAACACCAATGTCATTATTACCTGTTTGAGCAACATAATATGCACCTGCTAATAAATCACCGAAATCTGTACCATTACCTAATGTTTGAGTAGTAATGTATTCTATTACGTTTGTTGTCGTATAACTTCCAGTTGCCCGACCACCAGAAAAGACGCTGCGAGTTGTGTCACCACTGCCACCCAAATCATTATTAGCTTGAGTTAAATCACCGAAGTCTGTCGCATTACCTGCGGTTTGAATAGTAATATATTGGATGACATTTGATATTGATGGCGAACCACCTGCAAAAATCCCTCGCGTTGCATCATTAGCACCTGCTAAACTGGCTACTGTATTTGTTAAATCACCAAAATCTGTTGAATTACCTGTCGATGCAATGGTGATGTAATCTATAGTATTATATCTTTGATTTGCAGTGCTATTATAACCACCTGCTTGAACACCTCTACTACCATCACTACAACCTGCTAACCAATTAACAGCAAGTGTTCTATCACCAAAATCAGTTGCATTACCTGTTGTGCTAGGAGTTACATATTCATTAGCATTATCAGCATCACCGTTTGAGTTTAAGCCCTGTGCATAAACAATTCTGCTCTTACTACTTACTGCACCTGCTGCTCTACACCCTTCAGTTGTATCCCCAAAATCTGCTGCGTTACTACTGGATGCAATATTAAAATATTCAATGACATTTGTTTTTGCTCCTGATCCAGTATTGTCACCACCAAATGTAAGACCACGATCGTGACCCCACACAACCTTTGCAGCCGCAGAAATTGTTTTAAACTCACCATTAATGTATTGGTAAATTACTTCATTGGTACTATCCCACCAGAAATCCCCTTCGCTTGGTGATGATGGTTCTGTACCACTTGCAGTATATCCTTGCTCAATTGCATTTCCTCTAACCGTCAGCTTGTTAGGAAAGTCTACATTTGACCCATTATTATCAATTGTGTTTACTTTTATTGTACTCATGATGCTGCTCCTGATGATGCCCCAAGTTTCCAAACATTAGATGAAAGGTTTCCATGTTGTGTAGCATTTCCTGTTGTTTGAACAGTCACCAATTGAATATTATCATAAAGGTAGTTTGATCCACCTGTGAATTGATAACCACCAGAAAATGAAGCATAAGTACCATCAGATGCACCTGCCGTGTAAGAAGCAGTTTGAATAGTATCACCAAAATCACTTGCAGAAACTGACGTAGCAATTGAAAAATATTCTATTGTTGCGCCACCTTGAATAAGACCTCTTGAGTCATCACTTGCACAACCCATATCTCCCGAAGCATTTGTTGAAAGACTTGTAGATGTTGCATTTCCTGTTGTAGCAATTGTTACATAATTAGCAAAATCATTATCTTCGAAGAAATACCCTAGTGTGCCATTTGAAATGACACCGTTACCCATATATTCCTTACTTGCAGTAAGATCGCCAAAATCTGTTGCGTTGCCAGTACTGGCTATAGTGATGTAGTCAATTACGTTTGTGCTATAAGGTGCGCCCCCACTGTTTGCCCCCTCGCCCCCTGCAAAAAGACCATACGTTCCATCCGAAGTAACTGCGCCACCACCGTAGGTAACTGTACGGTTTCCAAAGTCCGTTGCGTTCCCTGTCGTGGCGACTGTGATATAATCTAGAGTATCATCGTATCCTAAAAGATTTCCTGTGTTTCCACCAACACCAAAAACAACTCTTGAAGCATTACTTACTGCACTTGCAAACATTCTTGACCTTGTGAGGTCTCCAAAATCGGTAGAATTCCCTGCGGTAGTATAATCAAAATAATTGATGACGTTTGTATGAGAATTACTTAAATTTGTATCACCTGCGGCTGTAATACCTCTAGTGCCACCCCAAGCAATTCCAGAGACTGCATTTACATGAGTAATTTGCTTAAACTCACCTGCTACATAATAATACAATTTATCGTTGGTGCTATCGTACCAGAGATCACCGTTTGCAGGGGAAGAGGGTTGTGTTCCCGATGAAGTAATTGCCTTACCAATCAAGCCACTGTCAGACCCTGCAATGTTTAAACCGTATGTAAAACTTGGTGCGCCTGTACCTGCACGATCTGTAATTTTTCTTGTTGTAAATTCTGACATAATTTTCTCCTATGCAGCAGAACCTGATGCTGCCGCAGACCCATATCTTGCTTGTGTAAGGTCACCGAAATCTGTTGCATTACCAGTTGTTTGGATTGTAACCTGATCTATGGTGTTAGAGGGACTACTATATCCTGAGTTAGAATTTCCGATTGAAATTACGGCTTTTGTTCCATTTGCACTTGCTGATTGATCGCGTGATGCAATACTTAGATCACCAAAGTCTGACGCATTTCCTGATGTTGTTCCTGTTGCCCAATACTGTATGACATTTGACATAGCGTCTGGATAACCACCAAAATAAACAGCCCTTGTTGTATCAGAACAAAGACCGCCTCTTTGGGTATTACCTGTTAAATCTCCAAAATCAGCCGCATTGCCTGTCGTTTGAATTGTTATGTAGGAAATATCATCTCGACCTGTAGCTGCACCAGAACTACCTGCTGCCCGAAACCCATACGTTGCGTCACTAGTTGCTCTACCACCGTTTATACTAGCTACATCATCTCCAAAGTCAGTAGCGTTTCCTGTTGTTTCAATGGTAACATAATCTATCGTATTGGTACTTTCACCTGCCCATCTAATACCTCTACTTCCGTCTGAACACGCACCACCATCATAAGTAGTCGTTGTTAGATCGCCAAAGAAAGTTGAATTACCTGTTGTGGCTGTAGTCACATAAAGTAAATCATTACTTGCTGAACCTTTAAAACCTTGCGTAACAATCGCTCTTGTTCCGTTTGAAGTTGCCGCAGGGTAGTATGCGTTATGTGCCATATCTCCGAAATCAGTTGCATTGCCAGATGTGGAAATAGCAACATAGTCAATAACATTTGAAGTATTTGCGCCACCTGTTGCGTCACCACCAAAGAACAAGCCTCTTTCGCCATACCATGCAGGGGGTGCAACACCAATTGTTTCCTTCCACTCACCTGCAATGTAAAGAAATATCTTTTCGTTTGTTGTATCCCACCAGATTGAACCATTCTCGGGAGAACTTGGTGCAGTTCCACTTGCGGTATATTGACCAAGATTAAGCGTAGACAAAGCTGCCGTATTCATTGTAACGCCAGTGCTAAAATTAGGTTTGCCAGTACCTGCTAGATCAACAACTGTATCAACTTTTAATTCTGTCATTATATTATCGCGTATCGCGCTCCTGATGAAATGGTTACGGTTACACCGTTAGCTACTGTCATTGGTCCTACTGACATTGCATTATCAGTTGCAGCAACGGTTACGTCTGAACTTATCGTTTGAGAGTGAGTACTTACAGTTGACAAACCAGAGGAGTCCGCTGTCCAAGCATAATCGCTACCATTCCAACTTAAAATTTGACCACTTGATGCGCTACTTACATTGAGGTGAGCATCTACTTGAGTAGTGCCAAAAGTTGCAGGGTTTGTATCTGGATTTATTAATAATTCTGTAGCTGAAACAGCCGTACCTGCTAATACTTCAATAGTATCAGGAGATAATCCTAGAGTTCCATCAGCTTGGACATAATAACTTTGACCTGCGGTTAGTCCTGATTGTGCATCGTCTGTCGAACCTGCGGTTTGTATTGTTGCCGTAGCACCATCAGAATATGCTCCATCGGATATACCTACAAAATTTTCAGATGTTAAAATTGATGATTGGCTTTCATTACTAAAAACATATCCTGTTCCATCAGACGAACTTCCGTGATCCCTTGATAGTATTACTGTTTTGTTAAGGTTAGTGTCTACTACCAGTGAGTTTCTTAAAGAATAACTTGAAGCAAAAACAGCAGCAGTACTAAAACTTATTGATGTTCCTGACACCGTTCCTACATTGTATGTTCCATAATTTGAATTGCCACCGTCATCATAAACAACAACAACTTTGCCAGCGTTTGCATCGAAAGCAGCCCCAATTTCCTCGCAAGCAGCACTTTCAAAAACAGCACCCGAACCAAAAGATATACTTGTACCCGAAACCGTTCCGACTTTGGCAGTACCATACAATGAGTTACCGACATCACCATATAGAACTACTACTTTATTAGCTGCGGTATCATAAACTAGAACAGGACTTAGTGTATTCGATGAATTAAATACAACAGGCGTTCCAAACGTAATAGACGTAGAACTAATTGTACCAACTGCTACCGTTCCATAATAATTATTTCCACCGTCACGATACGAAACTAAAACTCTGCCAACATCAGGATCGTATACTGCACCGTGAATTATGCTGTTAGCACTTTCAAAAGTTGCTTCTGCACCAAAACTAATTGACGTACCAGAAACAGTTGCAACAACAGCGTTTCCGCTAGTTGTGCCATTGGCGTAAAAAATTGCAAACTTAGAATTTGCAGTATCAAAAGCAACTCTAATAGATTGCGTTGTGCTACTTTTAAAAACTACTTCTGTACCAAAACTCACACTTGTACCTGAGACAGTTCCGACAATACAAGTTCCGTAACTAGAATTTCCATAATCTCTATATGCTATCACAACCTTATCATTTGCAGTGTCATAGCCAATATCGAAATCACCAATTGAGCCTGTGCCATTAAAAGTAACAGCCGAACCATAAGTAATCGTTGTGCCGCTTACCGTTCCAACTATCGCTTTACCTAAATTGTTTGCACTATCACTATAAACAATAATAACTTTGTTATTGTCAGGATCAAAAACACCGCGCACATCACCAATTGTTCCGCTTTCAAAAGTTGTTTTAGAGCCAAGTGAAGCTGCAAAAGTTTTATAAACGTTACTTACCGTACCATCAGCATTAACAGCAACTAATGTTCCGTCAGACAATGCGCCATCTGCCGTAGCTGTAAAACTGCCGCCACCACCGCCTGATGATTGTGTAACGAAGCTTAGATTTCCAGACCCATCCGTTTTTAAAACCTGATCGGCACTTCCATCTGATGTAGGAAAAGACAAACCATCAAGAATAATTTTACCTGATCCATTTGGTGTAATAGCAATGTTGCCATTAGACGCAGAAACAATTGACTGTCCGTTAACATCAAGCGATCCGCCCAATTGCGGAGTCGTGTCGGCTGCTACACTTGCAATTCCACCCGATCCGCTTTGATCATCTACCCAAGCATAATCAGAACCATTCCAACTTAATATTTGGCTTGAACTTGCACTACTTACATTTAGGTGAGTATTCACATCACTATCGGTATAACCTGCATTGCTTACCCATGCGTAATCAGACCCATTCCATGAAAGCACATATCCACTTGTAGGGTTAGATTGATTGAGATGACTGTCTACATCGCTATTTCCATAACTTGCCGCAGGAGTTCCAAATGAGATGGTTCCTGATCCGTCCGTCTGTAAAACTTGTGAAGCACTTCCGTCGGACGTAGGAAAGGTAAAAGTATCTACAAATGTAGCAAAGTTTGCATTGCCCACTGGAGCGGTTTTAACCATTGCTCCCATGCCGCTATGATTTGAGCAATAGTAGAAAATCCGATCCGGTGCGTCTTGCTCTAATGTGACCTCAACGTAGGCTCCGGACGATCCGGCTGTGCCATTAGTTGAAACTCCCGTGGTAAACGCGGAGCTATTTGAGCTATCTGTACTGAAGACAAAAGGATGGCCGCTATTACTGGAATCGCTGTTATTGAACCGGTAAGTCTGCCCTTTTGCAAGAGAAACAATTTGCTGTGATGTACCGTCGATAACAAATTTACCGCCGGCAACCGTTACTGTAATTGTTATATAAGAATTACCATCGGAAGTAACTTTGGTGGCAAAGTTTGCTAAATTTCTGTTAATACTCATATCTCAATCCTAAATTGCATATTGTTGAACTTGGACAACATCACCAGTGTTAGCGCCGCTAGTAAGCGTTACTGCCGAGGCGCTTATTGAATAGTCTGTAGAAGGCAGTAATAAAATTCCATTTACGTAGACTGCACTTTTTGCAGTATTATAGCTACCGCTAAATGTAGTTTGTCCTGATGTAGCTGTAAATTCTGTTGTAGAATAATTTGCAGATGCGCCGCCATACTCCACAACCTCTACTATATCACCAGTAGAAGCACCGGAGCCGAGCACAACCGCAGTTCCGCTTGTAGCTGTAAACGATGAGCTATCAAGCTTGGCTCCATTCATAAAGACCAGAATATTATCGACGGTATAATTTACCGAAAATGAGGTTTGTCCTGATGTCGCTGTAAACGCTGTAAAATTATGAGCTGCGCCAGAAAGCGTTAGATCTGTTGAACTTGGACTAATAAAAACAATTGCAGATCCAGATAAATTTAACAGCGAACCTGTAGAGCTACTAAGCAAAGTTCTGGATAATGTCGTACCGCTATGTGTATACGTGCCAGTGCCTATCTCAAATGCAGAACCATCTTCAATAACATACCGAGTTTCGTCTCCATCAGAGATGCCGCCACTTGCAAATGTTTGAAAGCCACTTTCCGCAGCTCCTAATGTTAAAGTACCTGTCCCTGTCGTTGATGTCGCTACTTTAACACGATCTGCGAATTTCACCATTATAGTTAGCCTTTATCTACAACAACTTTTTTTTCTGCATCTTTTTTTTGATCTAAGGCAATAGTGATGCCCTTTTCTTCAATTTGCTTTGCATGCTCATCTGGCACAACTGTAAAGGAATAGTTTTTCTTTTCAGTCATAAACCACCTATGAAGGATCTGGAATACCAATGGTAAAAGACGCTAAATTGAATGTGTTTCCTGATGTTACACTTTGAGATGCGGATAAACTTCCGGTAGCTAAAAGTCTAGTGTTTGTAGTATCGACAACAGCATAGTGAGTTGCGGTTCCTGTGGCTGTAATACTGCCGTCTGTAATAGATGCCGCCGTTACTTCTCTACCGCCGCCAGATCTGTCCGCAGGTGAACCTATACTTAATGATGTAGAATTACCTAGAGCATATGTAGCGTTAGCCTCTGTGTAAGTAGTAGCCTCTTGCGACGTCACTAAAATTTTATTGGCCTCAGTGTCTAAAGTTGTTAAACCGTTGTCAAACACCCTGTTACCTAAACTTGCCATGTTTTTCTCCTATGAATAAGCGTTAATTTGCATGCGTAAACCAGAACCACCGTATTTGGCTTTATCATTGTTGTTATTTATACCACTAATCGCGCTTTGATACAATGCTGACCACGTTTGTGCTCGGGCGTCATCAATCAAATACGGCGCACTATGTAACAAAGAGCCATACAAATAAGTGTCCGGATAATTTGTCAAAATCCAATTAGTCGCTGTAGAGCTACTTAGTTTTGTTGTCTTTGCATAATAATATATTTGTCCTGTATACGCAGTGTCGGGAGTAGGCCAGACCTCAAAAGATCCTGAGACTATTGCATAATATTGCGGACGCCCACTAGAGTCGTTACTTTCGTTTCGTTTCTTTTGTAAAAAAAGTGGCGTTACAAGCTCAACTGGCCTTTCATCAACGTCTAAATGAAATCTTACATTCTCTAAAAAGTCTGCCGGCAAAGCAGTAAACCTTGTGTCAATCGTTGCATTTGCTCTAGTTTCCATACGCCAATGACGTATTTTTCGGTCAAAATCTCCCTCTGCAAGAGCAATAAAATCAGGTATTACGCTCGTTAAATCATCTCTATTTAGCCAATTGGCTATGGATGTCTTAAGCTCTGTATAAGTTGTAATGCTCATAATGTGCCGGCCCTTGTCCTAAATACTTGATTGTTGCTGTCGTTTAACCACTTTTTCATTGCCTTCGGGTCGTCTGCAATGCCTCGTTTCTTGAGCTCATAGTACACTGAAAGTGGTATTGACGCTACTTTATTAACGTCTTTGTATCTATTGGGCGTTTCTTTAAATTCGTTTTTATTTCTTTCGGCTATGGCGGAGACATCTTGCTTTGTCTCAACGACATACTCGCCTTTATCGGTAACGTGCCAGTATTTGGTTATTCCGGTTGCGGGATCTCTATCAAATAATCGCTTCATTTTTTACTCCAAATAAGTGGGGCGACTAACGCCGCCCCGACTGTATTATGATGTAGCTAGGTCAAAGACGCCAGCGTGAGCACCTTCATTAAGAATTTCCAATCCGGCCTCGACGAGAATCATGCGTTTCTCAGCGTCACCGGTTTTGGCGAGTTCTACCTGTTGGATTGGACGTAGAGTAGCTACAGCCGCATATTCTGGGTCCAGAAAAAATGCGTCTCTGTCTCTACTAAAACGGTTTGTCACCACGTTTAAGGTCCCAAAATCAGACATATAGACGTCTGCCGTACCGATAATTGTTGTCGGACTATCGCTTGGAGCCATATAACGCTGCGCCGCAATACCTGCAAAACCTGATACAACGGTTTTATTATGCGGACCAACCATCAAAATACTTGGCTCGCCGCCGGATGTATATGCAGCTTGCATTGCAGTTTTCAACATTGTCTCGGTAAATGCAGCTTGCGTACCATCTGTACGAGCGTCAGTACCGTCACCAGTTGGTGAAGCGCCGCCTGATCCGAATACATCGTTAGTAGCAATCCAAGCACCAAGACCACCGGTCTCCCGTGCCGTACTGGAATTGCCGGCTACCTGAGCATTATTATCGGTCAAAACTGCCTCTAAATCGCGCTTGATTTCCTTTCCGCGCTTGGCCATTTGGTATGCCAATTCATCATTGCGGCCTGCAAGATCTTGCGCTGCAAGGTTGTCGGCTACAATTAATGTACGACGTAGAATATGCGTGTAGTTACCAACGCGAGTAGTTGCTGCGGTAGAATCAAAAGATCCCACATCATCCCCATCGATTTGTGCGGTTTTAGAAACCGATGCAAGTGAATCGGTTTGCCACTCAAAATAAGTATTAGATACACTTTTAGATCCAATGTTACTTTGAAAAGGCACCTCCTCGGGAGCGATTGAGCTGATAATATCACTCAAACTTTCCCGAATACCTTTAGCGTCAAAAGACGTGAACGTATTTGTTACAATAGCCATTTATAAATCTCCTATAGTAAGGCTTTTATTGCTGAAGCCGCGTCTGAAACACGGCCGGATTGTTTTGCGTTCTGAATCGCTTTTTGTGCCTCTGATGTAGGTTTAGGCTGTGATGCTTTTGTGCCGCTTTTTAATGTCTTGGCGCGTGCTTTTTTAGGCTTGGCCTTTGCCTCAGTCACTCGCGTTTCTCCTCGATCATATAACATTGCTTTCCTCGCTAACTTCACAAGCGTGGCATTTGCCAAACCGGAGATGTCTTGCTCGGTAAATCCTTCTCCAAGTAGAAAGTCCCTTATCTGGGTTGCTTCCTGCGCCGCGATTTTACTATCGCGCCACTCGGGTATGATTTCCGGCAGCATCTCGCGTTGCTGAGTAACATATTGCTCTTGCATCTGTTGCGCCTTGTCTTGCTGCAATTTTTGCAATCGCTGTTGCTCAGACTGAACGGCTGCAATTTGAGCCTCACGCTCTTCTTGTTGCTTCCGCCACTGACGTTCTGCCTTCGCTGCCATCTTAGGGTCTGTGTCATACAGTGTGTCCCAATCCGGCTCCTGCTCCTTTTGCTCAAGCCGTTGCTGCAAAGCAGGCAACATTTGAGCATATTGTGCACGTTCACGCTCGATGTCAGATTCTTTGGCTTCTAACGCTTTACGCTGCTCTGCCAATTCCTGCGTCTTACGTGTGTAGTCTCTCTGCCTAAGATTAGATGCTTTAAGCTCTTCAACGGTTATCTCTTCACCATCGACCTCTACTATGGCCCCTAGTATATCGAAGGATTCGTCTTCCGAACTTTCCACATTTTCTTCAACTTCGAGTTCCTCCTCAGATCCTTCGACAACTGCATTATCTGTTTCCTCAGTTGCCTCCATCTCTTCAGAGGTTTCAGCCTCCTCCACTACTTCTTCAGTGGTCTCGGCCTCAAGCGCATCAGTTGCCGCAGCGTTATCCTCTTCGGGCGCAAGTATGGCTCTGATTGCATTTTGAGCACTGTACAGATCAGTCCCTTGTGGGTTGTTGTTTTCTGCCATCTCATTAACTCCATATTATGGGCTTATTTTGATTTAATTTCAATAGCCCCGTTATCTACCATTGCACGCAGCGACTGGCGTACCATTTCGACGCCGCGTAGTTTCATATAAATAGCCTCACGGCTATCACTATCATTGGTTTCAGTTAACTTAAACTCAAACCAACAATCCTGCTCGATCTCCTGTAGAAATCTTTTTAAATCTGTGTCGTGGAGAAGGCGCTCCGCCTCCCTGCCGTCATCTATAATTTGTTGTTTAGTTTTCACGCGCTGCCTCTTTT